GTTGCATCACCTTGTTTTTGCCCTTCTAGGTCTACGTCAATATATAACTTATCTATTGCTTGCTTACCATTATATCTTGCTACTGTGCCATGTTCAGTATGATGTTTTTTTATTTCATTAGGTTCGTATAGAAACATACTACGATATATTTCCCTACCTTTATTTTTGTTTAAAACATCTTTAAACTTAGCAACTGTGCAAAACTTGTTACGATTTGCAACTGTGTTAATTGCATATTCTATTAGATAAGTGTTATTTCCCATGTGTGTTCTGCACTTTTTGTTTTAACTCGTGTAATTTATATCGATACGTTGCATTAACTCTGGAGTACGTTTAAACTCACGCCAATATCTACCTGCAGTACCTGCATTAAACATTTTATCGTGATATACTAAACCATACTGAGTTAAATCATTTTCAACCTCATGGCTAGCAACTCTAAAGTTGCCAGCCTCTATACGAGATTTAAGCCAATTTATCAATATCTGTGTAACTGTTGGCTTACCCATGATTACAAATCCATATCGTCATTTACATCAGAACTATCAGCAGAAGGTTCTTCAGTAGGTTCTTCATAGACTTTTATCCATCCATCAGTAACTTGTTTGTCAAATTCTGCTTTGTGAGCATCTTGACCTGCAGCAACAGATGCAACAATGTCAAAGTCATTCCAATATGGTTTTCCATTGTCTCTAAGTCTATCACTTGGATATGTAATGTAAGAGAACTCTTTACCTATTGCTTGGTCAAACCATGCATCAGGTATTACCATATCTCCATTGAGGTCTTTAGTATTTACACCAACAGCCTCAAAGAACTTAGCAACTTTGAATGCACTACCCCAAGGATTCTTAGGGTTGTCTTTCTTGTAGTTGCCAGAAATAGTAAATGTGTAGTCATAAGAACTACCATCTTTACTTTGTTTCTCTATTACAACATCTAAACATACGTCATTGTTCCATGACATATATGATTTAGGTGGTTCATTGTATCTTGCAGATACAGATTTAGCTTTAACGACTTGTCTGTAACATCCAGCCATTATTTAGCCTCCTTTGCTTTTTTGATTGCGTTTTGTAACTTAACTATAGCTTTGTCAGCTCTTTCTTCAGTAGGGTTTTCATCAATTAGTTTCCTAACTTTTGCTGAAGTACCACTACCTTTTAAAGCTGGATCTCGTGATAATCTATCTAGCTTTATATTTTGGTTTATAGTTATATGACCTTTAGTTGGCTTCTTACCATTAAGTAATGTTTGTTCACGATTGTCCATGCTATCAGAATCTTCTGTATCGTCAATTGCAAACAAACCATTACAAGCATACTTTCTAGCATACGTTGATGCAGTACCTGTCATCTGTGGGTCATCCATACCTTTTTTACCAACAGATTCTCTAGCAAATGCATCTACAGATATACTGTCATTTCCGTCTGATAATTCAACTGTTGCTTTAATGTAAGTACCATTATTTTTATCTACTAGTTCATCAGAAATTGTAATAACACAACCAGTTTTATCTAGCAATGGTTTTACATTTTCAAAGATGTCATCTAGTGTCCTGTAATTAAATTTAGCAAAACTATTTACATTTGACTTTTTAACTTTTAGCTCATGCTGTATAAAGTTAAGTTTTTCTGTAATAGTTGCTGTTTTAAAGTCATCCATTAATTACCTCCTAATTTAAACTAATACGTTGTTGTATATTATATTTTACCCACTTTTGTGCTATTTTAAATGCTTTTACATTATAATCATAGCCAGCACCAAACTGTGTAGTTCTTACCCAGTCTTTATATTGTTTGTCATGTGTGTAATACTGAGTGATTGCATTGTATGCATCCCAAAGTGTTTCACCTTTATTACCCATACCATTGTAAAAGTTATCTTTAATCTTATTGTATACAGGTAACGCAGTATTGCGTACAAAGATACCCATTTCTGGATTAGATTCTTTGTTTCTGTCCTTTAAGAACGGTATAACTGTTTCAAGATATAGGTCTAATGAATCTTCGTTCATTTCTATTTCACCAAAGTTATTCATGTCATCAATAGCAGCTTTAAAGTCTCCGTTAGATCTTCCTATAATTTTTGTAAGATTTTTAACTTTGTCTTTAATACTACTAGTATGTTTTAGTGAATATTGCCATTTAGCTTCTCTTGACAATGCTAGTTCAATAGTATTGTAACATACTACACGAACACCTGTAGGTCTAAATACACTACCAGCTGAACCATCGTGTGATGTATATAATAATACATATTGTTCTATCAAATCATCACCTACTTTGTAGTTTTCTGGAGATTTAGCAAGTATCCATACTTTTTTACCATCTTGCACACTACCTGCTGTTTCTAGTTTAAAACCCATATCTAGTAGTGGTTCAAATGGTTCAAACGCTTCACGATTTTGCAAAACACCATATTTACCAGATACATTACCAAGTATTTGATGAGTATCTTTTCGTAAAGTTACATAATGACCTGTTTTTTTACCTCCATATCCATTGTTAGGATATATATAAGTAGGTTCTTTTATTACTTCCCAGTTAAGCTTTGCATGATGCAATGCTTCTTCTATTGTTGGAGCATCGTCTACTTTAACACCTTGTTTATGCCAAGGTGTATCTCCAACGTACATCATATTATCTATAAATGCTGGACTCATATGTCCTCCCTTTCTAGTGATAAGTTACTGTGACAATCTAAACAGATTAAATTTTCAATTACATAATTGTCAATTTCTGCAGGTATATACTCTCTGTTTTTATGTTCACAATTTTTTTGTTTTTCCATAAGTTTGTTTTCCTTTGATTTTAGCTTTAGCTTTTAAATGTATCAGCTCTGTTTGTAGTTTGTCAGCTTCTGGTGTTGCTAATTCATTTAAACCAAGTATGATAGTATCAACTTCATCTAATGTTAAAAGCACTCCAAACTGCAATCTATTATTGTTATTTAGTTTCAGATACATTGTTTAAAACTCCCATGTGATAATCAATAGCTTTTGATAACTCTTTAGCTCTGTTTACATACAATGGTTTAGCTGTACCAAGTTGGTCAAGAAACTCTTGTATATCTTGTAGTAACTCTTTAGTTGTCATTTTCTTTTTCCTTTTGCTGTTTTTTAACATGTTGTTTTATAATGACTTCTGTAACACCAAATCTATCCATACCTTCAAGACAATTACGCAATTGTGTTTCAGTTTGATTATTGTGTGTTATTGTTGTTGCACCATCTACAAGTATTTCAATGTCATAACGTTGTTTGTTATTTACTACATTTGTTACTTTACTAGTTGCTGTTCCAATAAATCTTAATACATTGTTAAGACCAAAAGCAAGATAACCTAATGTTCTACTAAATTGACCAATTAATGTCATTTTACTCATTTCCATTCTCCTCCTTCCAACCATCTATCTATATGATTATTTTCAAGATCTTTTAGTTGGTTTTGTATTTTGATTGTTTTGACTTCATCTTTTGTAAGAGTGTATCTAATTGGTGCAGGTTGCATTTGCATTTGCATTGTTTTACCCTCTTCAGCAGCTTCTTCAAAACATTGTGGACAATAAACCACATCATGACTTTTAGTTACATATTCCTCAGTATGTGTATCTATTTCTACATAACTAGTTTCAGTCATTTCTGGTTTAATATCAGGATGTATCATACATCTCATAATTACCTCCGTTTGTTTATATTTTAGAGATAGGAAAAACCGTTTTGCTACAAGAAGGAAGATAACATATGAAAGAATAGTTCTTCCTATCTCTGTTATAATTTAATTAATTTATAATATAATTACTATTAGTTTTATCCCTTTTTTTGAGGATTTATCCCCTTTTTACTTGTTTAATTTTTAGAGCCTATACACAACCCTGACACTTCTTCTACTGCCACACCGTTGCAAACTCGTGGTAGATTCTTCGTGTCGTGTACTAAACTATGTGCAATTTACCAAAAAGGAATATAGTTTTTCCATCGTGGCTACTGTCATGACGTTAACGAATGTTAATGCGCATAGGCTCTTATATCTTCTAGGATGTTCATGGTGAGCGTAATATCCATGTTTACGATAGTTCTCAACCTCTACTCTGCTCTTGTACATCCTAGTGTCTGTTATAACGTTTTGCTCTGTTTTGATGTCAAGGTACAGAGCAAACCTTGTTTGAGTAACAATATGTAGGGCGATATCTTTATTACAGCAATAACCTGTTATTGTTCTCAATGCTACCTGACTGGTTAGTTAATTACACTAACCCAAGTTGATGATTAGGGTCTAATGGCTCTGCTGTTGTTCCTTTATACAGATTCTGGTACCAAAACAGACATGACTACTAATTCATGAGAGCTTGCGAATAGCATAATGTATTACTGGGTATAGTGTTCACTCGTGTCTGTACATTTCAGAGGTTCTCCTTACGACGTTACTAACTATTAATTATCAAACCAGATACATCGCAAATAAAAAAAACAGTAAATATTACTAGCTTGTTCTAGTGACATTGTAGTTTTAGGTTATGGTGGTGAGCGTTATGAGCTTTTTGGCGAGTTATAATATTGAGCGAAGCACATCTTTTTTAGTAAATGTGGTATCTTTTTACAGACACCACACTTACTATTAACACGACAGATGATTACTCTTCAGTACTGACCACCATGTAGCGCAATGTGTTATTTTTGCACTCTCTCTCTGTACCCAAAGCCAACATCAATTTGTCTTTCAACAAATCTGCCAAAGTCGTAGTAAGAACATTATCTTTGTCTTCTACATCTTTGATAAACATGTTAACTATATAACCGTCATCCATAGATTCACTAATTTTATCTATGGCAATAGGGTTATCAGTCCAGACTCCGTCTACCTGTTTGCTACGATTAAACCATACAGGATTATTAGCACGTTTTTCATTACGTGCTTTAGTTATATCCTCTATTTGCTCTTTGTACTTTGATAGTACCTTATGTAATTCAGTCATTATGTTATCTCCTAACTTTAGACGTTTACACTCATACATTGTGTATAAGCTATAAATAAAAAATAAAGTAAATTTTGCCCTGCAACCTAATTATAGGAAATTTTACGCAGGGACTTTTTGCATTATTGAGTAAACTCTACAGATCGTATAGCACTATTTTGTGCAAACTTATGAGTTGCCTCATCACGAGCAAGTTCTTTAGTATTGAATTGCTCTTTATTCACTAACTCAACGGAGCCTGAGTTTAAATCTTGAAATTTATAATACAAGCTCCGTTCGCTAATACATACTATCATGATTACCTCCGTTTTATCTTACAAAGTATTTAAATGGAAATGATTCAAGTAATTCATCAAATTCATCACAATCATATATTCTGCATACTTCACTAATTTTATCCATAAGTATATATACTATATACAATAGGTTCATACTTATATAGCCAAGTAATACAATTACGCATAACTCTAACATTATTAAACCTCTGTTGGTTTATTTTCACGCATTTCATTTTTACCAATATCAATGCATGTTTCAATAGTATCTTTTACTTTACAAGTAACAATTACGGTTACACCTACAAAGAAGTAACCTGTGTTTTTAATATATTTATTCATGTGTTTATTCTCCTATGTTAATGAATATATCAAAGATAAAGAAGTCCTGTAACATATGAGAAAGTTTTTAACGAGATGTTAGGTTATTCGTAAATCATTATAAGTACTCTATCTATGTGTAAGGATTATAGTATATAGCTAGGGATACATACATGTGTGGTATAAGTACCTCTACGACTGCGGCAAAGCGTAAGCTTTGGGGGTCGTGAGCTGTACGTCAGGGTGGGATTGATAACGGTGAGTAAAGAGCGGGTTGCGTAAGCAACACCTTAACTCGATGTTTGAACTCAACCAAATCAACCCCATACAACCCAACTAACGTAGGGGTAGGTAACGTAACATACCTCTCACTCTCATTCTTGTTCTGGCTGTAAAAGAGTATTGGAACATATATAGTTAAATTAGAGTTGAAATAGCATAAAGTTTTATTTTAAATTAAAAAGAAATGTCTGAAAAAAAACGAATTTACGAAGTATTTAACATAACTACAGGTAAATGGGAAGAATCTAATATGACTGATGCAGAATATGAACGATTATTAGATAGAATTAACATGTCTACAGATGAATTAGAAGCTGAATATGAAATAATTACTCGTATTATTGAGCAAAAACATGGATATAACGATAAATCTGATAAGAGTATGGATTAAAGTATATAATATATTATATATAAGTTACTTATATAGTAACTGTTACTAATTAGTAACTGTTACTAGTAAAAACATGATAAAAATAAAACGAAGAATTAATAGAAAAACATCAGAATACCCTGTTTATACAAAACAAGAAGCAGATGATAGAAATATTAAATATTTATACTGGAAAGAGTGTGATACTGGCGACTGGGGTCTTACAGATGATGAATATGTTAGTGAATGTGTATCAAGAAAAGATTATACAGATAAAAATGGATACACTAAAACATTTATTAAACTAACATGTGGTGTAGGATGGTGTAGTTCGTTTTCTACAATAAAATTTGAATTAAATCATGCATATGAATGTTATTCTAAAACAAACCCTGCGAAAGATTGGAAACAACAAGAGATCAATACTACAAGAGCAAAAAATACTATAAATACATATGCTAATATGTTATTATCTGGAGATAAAGTAGATTTTGACAAACTTGGTAAGATATATAGACCTGACCAAAAGATTCCTGCAGCAACAGTACGAAGATTTTTAAAACAAAAGGTATCAAAAGATATGGTAGAACAAAAATTAAAAGAATTATTGGCTGAAAAGAGTATTAATAAAGAATTTGCATTAGATAATTTATTAAGAGCGTTGCATATGGCTGAAGGCAAAGGTGATGTTAACAATTTTCTTAAAGCAAACGATGCAATAATGGATTTACTAGAAATGAAACCTAGTAAAAAAGTATTAACAGATACAGTACAGATAGATGTTACTAAACAAATAGCTGATACTATAGCAATGGAGGAAAATAAACTAACATTACAAAGAAAAAAGGAAACAAATGAGCATCCCCAAGAATCCTGATGAATATGAGCATATTAATGCTAACATCATGGAAGACCAGTTAGATGTAGCTATAAGAGCTTTGCATGTAATATCTGCAATGCCTAATAGTGATGGAGAGTTTCTTTCTTCTGTAGCTATAGATGCGTTAAAAGAAATGGAAACATATGGACTATTATGGAATAATGAGCATTATTAATGTTTGCACATTGTCCTATTATAGGCAGAGTTTGTGCATTTGCTACAGATTGTGGCGACCATAAACATTGCGGTATAAAAACAGGTAATTATGAAGAAACTAAAATACATAACATAACAACATGCCCTAAACCAAAAAAGAAAAGACGTGGCAGAAGATAAAAAGCTAGTAGTAAACAAATTAAAAAAGAATATGATAATGTTTGGTAAAATTATAATGCCAAATATGTTTACAGTTCCTTCACCAAAATTTCATTATAAAATTGCTGATGCTTTACTTGATAGTGCCTCCAAACAAGTAAACATCATTGCCCCTCGTGGTCATGCAAAATCCTCCATTGTGGGTGGTGTCTACCCTTTATACCACCTTATGCATCACGAGGGGAGTAAATTAATAGTTCTAGTATCCAGAACTCAAGACCATGCTATAAAATTATTAGGTACAATAAAGGATGTTCTTGATTATAGCGAAACATTTAGAGCTATATATGGATACTGGGGTCAACATAGTGCTAAACAATGGGCTAAATCAGAGATAGAGTTAAAAGATGGCTCTATGATAATATGCAAGGGTACAGGTCAACAGCTTAGAGGTATTAAAGTAGGTAGTCAAAGACCTACGTTAATTATTGTAGATGACCCAGAAGACGAAAACAATACTAAAACTGCAGAAGCTATGGAACAAAATCTTAGATGGTTATTACAATCAGCAGTTCCTTCACTAGATCCTACTAAAGGCAGAATAATAGTTATTGGTACACCGCAGCATCAACGCTGTTTAGTAGAAATACTAAAACAAATGAAAGGATGGGTTAATATGCATTTTAGTCCAGATATGGATAATGAAATAGCATTGTGGGAAGAATGGCAACCTATAAAAAAATTAAAACAAAAAAAAGAAGAATTAGAGTCAATAGCAAGAGTAAGTGTATTTTATAGAGAATATTTATGTAAAATAGTTGGCGATGAAGACCAGCTATTTAAAGAAGAATATATACAATATCATAATTATAAATTAGAAATAGATAGTGACAATCAACATTATTTAAAAACTGATAATGGAAAGTTACCAGTAAACGTTTTTATGGGGGTTGACCCTGCATCCTCAATACGCAAGACAGCTGACTATAGTGTTATTATGCCTATAGCAGTTGATAATAAAAACAACAGGTATGTTCTAGAATACTACCGCAAAAGAGCAACCCCTATGAATTTAGCAGAAAGCATCATAGAGTATTTTAAACTATACAAACCTGTAAAAGTACGTATTGAGTCTGTAGGTTATCAGGAAATGTTACGAGAATACCTGAGACAAAGAACAGAAGAAGAAAATCTATTTATTAGTGGATTAGAAATAAAAGAGTCTCCACGAACAAGTAAATCTTCAAGACTAGAAACAATGGAGCCATATTTTGCACAGAAAAAAATGTATATTAAAAAAGAACAACTAGCATTAAAAGATGAACTATTGTTATACCCTAGGGGTAAGCATGATGATTTATTAGATGGATTATATTATGCAATGAAAAAATGTTATACTCCTAATCATGTAGCAGAACAATTAAATAAAAAACAAAGCAGCAATACTGCTGCAAAATCTTACGATTGGAAAGTATCTTAATTTGGAACTTTTTATTAATATTAACAGTTTAAGTAATTAAAAACCTAACTCTATGCATAACAATAACTCTAATAAAGACTCAGAAGTACAATTTACACACGATTTATTAAAAGAATATAGCTCTGCTAGAGAAAACTGGGCAAAGCAAGCTGTAGAGGATAATGAGTTTCGCAATGGTAAGCAATGGACAAAAGAACAAGCTACTGCATTGCGTAATAAAGCTCAGGAACCAATTGTAGTAAATGTAGTTTTTTCTGCAGTAGAGCAAGCAAAAGCTATGCTCTCTGCTAACAAACCACGATTTCAGTCAACTGCCAGAGAAACCAGCGATACAGAAGTTGGTCGTTTATTTTCTGACTTGATGTCCTACGTCTGGGATAATTCACATGGCAACGTAGAACTCAAGCAATGCATCGATGACTATTATGTTAAAGGCATGGGAGTTATGATGGCATATACAGACCCAGATAAAGACTTTGGTCGTGGTGAAGTTTGTCTTAAATCAATAGACCCTCTTGAAGTATACTTTGACCCAAGCAGTAAAGATCCTTTTGCTAGAGATTGTGGTCATATAATTATAGCTAAGTTGATGAGTGAAAATCAATTAATACAATATTTTCCTGAATTTGAAGAACAAATATTACAAGTTCAAGAAACTAGTCATATTAATATACCTGCTGAAAGTAGAGCTTCTTTATATTCTGAAGATGTTACAGTTAAAAGCAGAATAGCAGGGCAGGAATTAAGTGGGGATAGAGAATTAGAAATGTTTACTAGGTATACAAAAATACGTATGCCCTATTATAAAATATATGACCCATATTCTAATGAAGAAAAAGTATTAAACATAGAACAGTATGATGAATATAAAAAAGAAGAAGTAGTTATATTAACTGATAATAATGGTGATGTTCAAATATTTACTAATGAAAAACAAGTTAGAGGTTATGTTCAATTACATGAACAAATGGGTGATACATTTCATATGATGCAAGACCCTATGTCAGGTCAACCTATGCCAATGGCAGGTAAAGAGCATGAAGGGTCAATACCTAATTCTACAAGCTATATAGATATTGCTACTAAAAACCATTTAATAGAAGATAATAGAATTTTAGTAAATGAAATAGAAATTACAAATATAGAGCAATGTGTTTCTGTAGGTGATTATATGTTATATAAATCAATATTACCTATAGAAGAATATCCAATTGTACCATTTATGAATGGTTTTAATCGTAATCCTTATCCTATGTCTGATGTTAGACTTGTAAAAGGATTACAAGAGTATATAAATAAAATACGCTCATTAATTATTGCACATGCATCTAGCAGTACAAACGTAAAATTATTAATCCCTCGTGGTGCAGTAAACAAACAGCAGGTAGAACAAGATTGGGGTAGAGCAGGAACAGCGGTTATAGAGTTTGACCCAGAGTTAGGTAGTCCTATAGTAGCATCCCCTATACCTTTGCCTAATGAATTATATAAAAATGAGGCAGATGCAAAAGCTGATATTGAAAGAATCCTTGGTATATATGCTTTAATGCAGGGCGACATGGGTGCTGCACCACAAACTTTTAAAGGTACTGTAGCTTTAGATGAATATGGTCAAAGACGTATTAAATCTAAAAGAGATGATATAGAAGAAGGAATAAATCAATTAGCTAAAGTAGTTATAGGTTTAATACAACAAGTATATACAGACCAAAAAGTTATAAGAATAATGCAACCTAATAATAAACCTATGGAAGTTGTAGTTAATAGTCCTATGTATGATGATATAGGAAATGTTGTAGGTAAACAAAATGATATTACTGTTGGTAGATATGATGTTATAGTATTATCTGGTTCTACATTGCCAAGTAATCGTTGGGGAAGATTTGAGTACTACATGCAATTGTATCAAGCTGGTTTAATTGACCAAATAGAGTTATTAAAACAAACAGATGTTGCAGATATGGAAGGTGTACTAGAAAGATCTGGACAGATGCAACAGTTACAACAACAGTTGCAAATGCAAAATGAAGAAATTAAAAAACTTAAAGGTGACTTACAGACTGCACAGAGGGAATCACTACATGATAGAAAACGTGTAGAGGTAAAAGAATTTGAAAAGAAACTTGCTAAAGCTGAAGCCAAAGTAGAAATGGCACAAAAATTATATCAATCTAGACTTAGTGATGAGTTAAAAAATGCAAGAAATGATTTATCTATAGCTGCTGAAGACAATCCACAGCGTGAGATGAATGAAACTATACTAAGTATAAATGAAGAAAATTGAGGAAGCGGTTGCTGGAATTAACCAAATCGCAAATAAAGGAAAATAAAAATGGATAATTTGGAAGTAGTTGATGCTGGTTCTGCACCTACACAAGATGTAGAGATGTTTCAAGGAGAGTTGTCTCAAGAGATACCTTCTGGTAATATACCTACAACTGATGTTGACCCTGCTAGTGGTCAAGAAGTTGCAGCTCCAATTAGTGAAACCACAGAAAATAGTGTTGACCCAAAAGAAGACACTAATAGGTATGAGTACTGGCAGTCACAGGCTGATAAAGCCAAGAGTGAGCTATCTGGACTTAGAGAAGAACTAGATTATTATAGAAATAGTATGGCTCCTGTTGAGCAAATTATTAGAAATAATCCAGAGGTTCTTAATAGTTTAGAAGCCAAGCTCTCCAATGGACAACCTGCAGGACAAACCCCTATGGGAGTTCAGCAGACTTCATTGAAGGAGCCTACAGAACCTGAAAAACCAGTTAATTACAATGAAGTCGATGCTTATAACGACCCAGAATCAAAGTCGTTTCAGTATCGAGTAGCTAAAGAAAACTATAGAGATAAGTATCTTGGTTATCTAAAAAATGTTGATGCACAAAGACAAGCAGAAATGCAAGCTCAGTATGAACAACAAGTAGCTGTACAACAACAGCAGGCTATGCAACAACAAGCATATAGTCACGCTGTTAATAATTATGGTTGGGATAACGCAAAAGCTAATGAATTTATTAAATGGGCTTCTGCACCAGATAATCTTTCTATGGATAATTTAGCTAAGTTATTTGAATTAAGAACAAATGCGAATCCAGTAGTGCAACAAAAAACACAAGAGATGCAAAATCAAGCTCAAAGGTTATCAATACCTAAAGATCCTTCTGTGATTACAGGTAAATCTGAACAACCTAGAACTGAAGAGCAATCTTTTAGTGATGCATTATTAGGTCGCTAGTAAAAAAGGAGTTACGCAATGGCGGCAACTGAAAAGAAACTTGGTGCTAGTGGTGTTCTATATAATGAAAGACGAGATTTTTATGTAGACCCACAAGTTACTAAAGAACTATGGACTGATGTTGCTCCCTTTACTACAATGGTTAGTAATCAGGAGTTACGTTCAGTACCAGACCCTGTTTTTAAAATGTTTGAACATAGGAATCCTTGGATAAAGCAAGAATTTCAAGCTAATAGTAATCCATCTTCACTTGCAGCAGGAAATTCTGAATCTGATAATATTGATATTGATAATATTTATAATTTATCAGCATCTGCAGATTCATCTTATCTTGGATTAATTTGTGAAGTATACGATTCAACTAGAACTACTAATCGTGGTGTAGTTGTAATTAGTAGTATAGTAGATAGTGATACTATTAAAGTTAAAAATATGACTGATGATGCTATTGACATAGCAACTGATGATTATTTTTGTGTTATTGGTAATGCACATGGTGAAGGTAGTTCTGCACCAGATTCATGGGCTGATGAATTATCAGTAGTTTGGAATAGTACTCAAATTTTTAAAACTGCTTTACAAGTAACAGGTACGTTACAAGCAGCAGTATTAAAAGGAGAATCATCTGAATTAGCAAGACTACGCAAACAAAAAGCTCAAGAACATAAAATGCAAAAAGAAAAAGCTTTCTTATTTGGTAAGAGAGTAGGTGGAACAGGTCTTGATTTACAAGACGGTTCTTCTAGTGATTCATTTGCAGATGGTGGAAGAACTGATGCAGCTGGTAATTTAATTAGAAGTACATATGGAATTATATCTGCATTAGAAAAGTATGGTTCTTCTAGTGCTTCTGAAGACTATCAAAATATTTTTACTGTATCTGAAGCAAGTTATTCTTATGGTGACTTTGTAGATGATATGGAAAAAGTATTCCAGTATGTACCAGAAATAGGTGTTAAACGTGCTTTTGTAGGTGCTGGTGCTTTAGGATATTGGTCTAAAATGGCTGGTAGTTCTGGACTATCTGGTAATTCTGGTTGGACTGTAAATCTTGGTGATATGAAAAGAGATTCACTAGGATTTAATTACAGAGTATTGGAAACACCTCATGGTATGTTACAGTTAATTCCAACTCCAGCATTGCGCAATCAGTACAATAAATACATGGTTGTAGTTTCTGATGAGAATCTATTTCATGCACAGTATAGACCAGCAATGTATCAGGCTAATATTAAAACTGACAATGCTTTTGATGGTGTTAAAGATCAGTATATGTCTGATGAAGGACTTGGTATACAGTTAATTGAGAGTCATTCTCTGTTTAAAATCACAGATTAAGGAGGCTTATTATGGCTAGACCTTATCTAGGTGGTTCAAGTGCAGGTATTAAGACACTTGATGCAACCCAAACCTTATCTTTAGCAGATAGCGGAAAAACATTTATTTGTTCTCAATCTTCTGCTGTTAGCATTACTTTGCCTTCGGCAAGTAGTGCTAAAGGATGGGAAGGACATTTTATCTTAGGGACTGCAGCTTCAAATGCTTTTAGCATTTACTGCAATCCAACTGATATAATGTTTGGAGTTAGTGTTGCTGAAAATGGTACAAATATTGATGGTGCTGATGTAGTACAATTTGCGTCAGGTGCAGCAACAGTTGGTGACCAAATATACATTGTTTGCGATGGAGCAAAATATTATGTACATGGAGTATGTACAGATGATGCTCATATAGTAAGCGGTGGTTAATACAAAATAAAGAGTGAGGGGCTTTATGCCCCTCCTCTTATGAAAGGAGAAAAATATGCCAAAAGGTATGGGTACTTATGGGTCTAAAAGAGGAAGACCACCAAAAAAGAAAAAAATGAAAAAGAAAAAAATGAGCAAAAAAAGTTATAAAAAATAATAATTAATTATGACACATACAGAATTAAAAACATATATAAAAAAAGTATTTCCTAATGAATCTGATGCTGATATAGCATTACATTTAACAGAAGCATCTAGAGATTTTACTAGTAGAACTAAAATATTAAAAGGTGTAGAAACATTTAATACTGTAATAGACCAACGTTATTATGATTTAAATGATTTAGATGGCGATGGCTCTGCTCAAAGACATATAGTAGAAGTAAATAAAGTAGATTATGATAATTATACTATTCAACGTTTAATTACATTTCCAGATGAAGTGGATATAACATAATGGCTAGAACTAATGCACAAAATCACAATTGGTGGATTGAACGCAATCAAATAGGAATTGTAAAAGCAAGCACGTCAGGAACTACTTCATTTACAAGTCCTACTGAAGTAAAAGAAATACGTTTATATGTTTCTAGAAATGATTGGGATTTTGAAGCTAGTTCAGGAAGTGGTACTACTACATTAAGAAATGATGATAGTCCTAATTTTGATAAAATATATCACAAAGCATTAGCGTATTATACTATTGCAAAATTATTTGAAATAAAAGCTAGTGCTGATGAAGACCCAGAAATACTTGGGTTTGCTCAATTGTGGAGAACTAAATATGAAGATTTAGTAGCTAAAGCAAAAGGAACAGATAATCAAGGTAAGCTTGGTTCTGCTACTAGCTACGTTATTATACCCAGCGATGGGTTTTTATTATAACCAATATGACCATGAGAATAGCCAAGCTCGGTAAGTCATAGTAAGGAGAAACAAGATGGCATTACATAAATACTCAGTAAATGAATCAAACAATATTGGATTAGGACAAGCAGGTTCTATATTAGAAACAGGAAATACTGCTGTATCTGGTAAAGAAATAGTAGCTATTACATTTTTAGAAGATAGTGTATTTAGCGTTCTTACACCTGAAAGTGGTACTAATCTATATATAGGAAACTCTAACAACAATGGAGATAGCACAGCAAGTGTTACATTTCCACAAGGAGTTACAATTTTTGGTCGTTGGTCTGCATTTACATTATCAAGTGGATCAGTAGTAGCATACTTAGGCTAGATTATGCTAGGATTAGGCAGCAGTCTAGCAAAAGGTGGTGCATCCCTTTTAACCTTTGTTAAGGACAACCTTAAACTATATCTCGACTTTAAATCTAATAAGTCAGACACGCTAAAGTTCCCATCAGAAGGTTCAACATCGTTTGATGGTAGTGATGATTATATCTTAGTAGGTAATAATAGTGATTTAGGATTTGCTGATGGACAAGCGTTTAGTGTGGCATTATGGTTTAAAACAACTTCATCTGGAAATATGTATTTACTTGATAATAGAGGTGGTGGTAGCACAACAGAGGGATTTGCAGTAGTTCTTGATGCAAGTGGAACTAATTACCTTGGTTATATAGCAGATGGTGGAAATGCCGCTTTTGTAACTAATACAGTTGATTACAATGATGGTAATTGGCATCATTTTGCATTTACTTGGGATGGCACAGACACAATTACATCTTATATTGATGGAAGTTCGATTGGAACAGGAACTCAAGCATTAGGTGAAGTTGATGGTACTGATTTATATATTGGTAAATATAGTGCTAATAATTCAAATTATTTTAATGGTTCTATGGCAAATATCGCTATTTGGTCAAGAGAACTATCTTCAGAAGAAATCCAATCCATACAAAACAAATCCTATAGCCAACTAAAGGGTGTAGAAAAAACAAGTTTAGTTAGTTGGTGGGCATTAGACGATATATTTTTAGGTAAGACTACTAATGTATCTGATGCTATTACATCTGGTTATACTATTGCAAAAATAATTGAAAACAAAGCATCGTCAATTAGTGATAATCTTATACCAGATGGAGAATTTGAAACTGGTATTTCTAATTTTAGTTCTGCTGATAATGGTGTATTAAGTTATAATGCTGATAAGAATTTAGTTATTACAGGTAGCGGAGGTACAGGTTCAGCTACAATAAGTTCAGTTACTTTGGAAGTAAGTACAGAGTATATATTTGAAATTGCATTAGCGGGTGGTACAGATAATGATACTGTTCAGATTAGAATTGACAAAAGTGCGTTAGGCGGTATATCTTATGGTAATATCTATTCTGTTGCCTCTCAAGGTACAAACTCCTCGCCTAAAAAAGTTTCTTTAAAGTTTAAATCTGATAGTAGTGCTACAGGATTTTTTTTAAAAATAACCAATATAAATGACACTAAAACTGCAATTATATCATCAGTAAAACTATTTAAAGCATCTGGATATGGTGCAAGTATAGGAGCAACAACTACCACATCAGTATATGCAAATAATGCTCCAGTTCTTCCAAGAGCAGTTGATGTAGCTAAAGAAGGACAAGCTGATAATATTGGGAATGGTAGTGCGAGTTTTAATGGTTCAAGTGACCGTATTAGTTTTTCTCCATTGTCTATTACAGGCGATGCAAGTTTTACAATTACTGCGTGGATAAAACCAGATACTATTACTGGTGGTAATACAGTTGTAGTTTTTGGAGATGATGATACTACTGATTCAGCAAAACGAGTAGCTTTATATTTTAATGCTGGTAAACCATATTTTGCTTTTTGGGGTTCAGATGTACTACATGACTCAAGCGTAATACAAGCAAATGAATGGCAACATTTTGCTATAACATATAGTGGAGGTAATACCACTACTGCTAATAGTGCTATTTATTTAAATGGTGTTAGTTTGTCTTTAACAGGAGGAACTGCATCACCATTATTGTTAGAAAATGATATTTTTCAAATTGGAGCAGACCATAATCCATCTCAATATTTTGATGGTCTTATTAGCCAAGTAGGAATTTGGCGAGGTGCATTAACTCAAGCACAAATACAATCTGTCCTTGAATCTACTTCATACTCAAAGATTCCTGCTGATGTAAAGAGTACATTGGGTAGTGAATTAGTAGATAATAACACATCTTCTGGGTGGTTTGATAATAGTAATAGCTCAACTATAACTAACATTACAGATGGTGTATCTGTTGCAGATGATAGTGGTTTTTCTGATATTGGTTATTTTCGTGATAGTGGCATATTAAGCACAGACTTAACTGTTGGTAAGTTATATAAAGTACAAGTTGATGCGTTTCATAATGGAGTTACTACAATAGAATTAAGAATAAGAGATGGTTCAGCTAACCAATTAATTAATTTAACAACAACTAATACTACATACACTCGTTATATAGTCGCTCAACATGCAACAGACGGTTCAATTAGAACTAATAATCACGCATCTGGTAGTATAGCTTACTTAACAAATCTTTCAGTCAAAGAAGTATTTAACGACATCGTTGCGTACTATCCACTCGATGGAGATAGTTCAGCAAATGGTGTTACAAATGATGTAACTACAGGCGAGACATTAGGCAGTGAGTTAATTACTAATGGCAGTTTTGATTCTAATACTACAGGTTGGAATAATACTTTTTTAAGTTCTGCACCAACTATATCACATAGTGATGGTAAAGCAGTAGTTACATATAGTGGTAGTGATGTAAATGTTGGAATACATACTACTAATAATCCATTAAGTGGAATTACAGGGCTTGTTAAAGTTACAGGTTATGCAAAAATAACAAGTGGAAGTATTAGTTCTGGAACTTTAAGAATACAAGAGATGTTTGGAACAGATGCGTCATTAGATTGGGATGGAGAAAATTTTACTGCTTATATGTTAGCAGATGGTAATACTGATGATATTGCATTATTTGCTTATGCAAATAACATTACTATTGAATTTGATAATATTTCAGTCAAAAAAGTAACATCAAACACAGGAGTGCTTAAATAATGGCTACGACAATTAATTCTGGATACGCAAACTCTCCTAAACTTACTGCTAACATTGCAGATCACGCAGATGTCTTTGGTGGCAGAGCATTAGTATTTGATGGAGTTACTGATTACCTTACTTGTGGTACAGGACTTGGTAATCAACTTGGAAATGGATATAGTAAAGATACTGGATTGACTGCATCTTTATGGTTTAAAAATGATGGAACTATAGATGGTGGTTTATTTCAAATAGGAAATAACGGAGGAGCAGGAGAATTTAGTTTTCAAAAAGATAATAATAATGAAATTTACTTTCTTCTTAATGGCAATGGTTGGCATAGAAAAGTATCATTTACAGATACATCAAATTGGCATCATATTGTTTGTATATATGGTTCATCAGAAGCTAATTCAAAAATATATTTAGATGGAGAAGCAGTTGGCACAGCAGGTGGTTCATTTCCAAGTACACTTGATTTTAATGGATTACATACAACTATTGGTAATTATTGGAATTTAGCATACAGATTTAACGGAAAAATAACAGATGTAAAAGTGTTTAACACAGAACTTACAGAAGCACAAGTAACTGAACTTTATTTAAAACCAGAAAACACACCAAGTGCAGTACAAGATAACCTTGTAGCTTGGTATCCTATGATTGAGGGTAACCCAGAAAGTCCACAATCAATAGTATATGATCATAGTGAGAAGGGGTTGGGTAGTGATTTTGCAAGAGCAGTTACAGCAGATAATTGGAACGCTTATGCTAATATGACTGTTAATACTATTACAGGTGGAATTTCTATTGTTGCACCAACTACTGCATCTGGCGTTTCTGTTTCTTCTAATGGTGCATATATATATTTTAGAGGTGGTACTTTTTCTGGTGAAAATCAACTAACTACTAAAGATTTAACTGTAGGTAAGACATATTGTGTTACATTTAATGCTTTTTATTCTGGTGGATTATCTGGAGCATATGCAGATATAAATAATGGTAGTAGTTTTAGTGTATTTAGTGATGCTTTTACTACTACAAATAAATCTTATAAAATGTATTTTACAGCAGGAACTGCAACTACTGCGTTAATAAGATTTCAACAAATTAAATTAGATAATACTGTTTATATTACTGATATAGAAGTCAAAGAAGTCCTCATGGGCAACCACGCTACTACAAATTTCTTTGGGGATGAGTTAGTTACTAATGGTACTTTTGATTCTAATACTACAGGATGGACTGGTATGGCAGGGTCTACTTTAAGTTCAGAAAGTGGCGGACAAAGTGGTAATTATTTAAAAGTTTTAACAGGAAGTACTAATAATCCGTATGCACAGGCAACTGAAACTGTTGAAGCAAATAAGCAATATTATTTTTCTTTTTATCATAAAGATGTTAATTCATCAAATGACATTCCTAAATACGCAATATATGATATAAGTAATTCTGCATATATACAAACTTTTGTTAATGTATCTTCTGCAATCTCTTCAAGTAGTTGGGTACAGCAAACAAATACTTTTACAACCCCATCTGGATGCACTTCTGTCTTATTAATGTTGCGACACACAGGAACTGCAAATGATAGTAGTTATTTTGGTTTTGATACAGTATCTCTTAAAGAAGTAGGAATATCTTCATCTGGATTTGAGACTGCTGTAAATGAACCTGTAGTTCCACAAGTACCATTGATGAGATATAATCAGAAAGCAATATTTTATAGAAACAAAAATAATTATGTTTCTTTAACAGAGCAAACTTTAGGAGCTAATACTGCGTTTACTATTTCTTTTTCATTTACTCCCTTTGCAGACCAAGAACATCACATGATTGGTAAAAATCATACAGATGATACAATTAGAATTGATACTGCTCCTGCTTATGGAAGTAGAGTTCATGTAAGAATAAGTGGTTCTGGAACTAATTTTACAGGATTAGGTAATATTAATATAAATGAACCTGCTTTTTATACTATAACAAGAACAACAGGCGGAGTATTTAGTGTTTATAGAAATGGAATAAAATCTTCAACTTCACTTACTTCTACTGCTGATTTTAAATATCAATATCTTGGTCAAGCTTTAAATAATACATGGGAATCAGACGGATTATTAGATGAGTTTTCTATATTTAATACTCATTTTTCTGATTCTCAAGTTCAAGAACTATTCAACGATGGTGTCGCATATGATGCTACTACACATAGTAAAGCATCTACATTAAAAGCATATTATCGAAACGATGGTGTAACTACATGGAAAAATCGTGGAGATAAATTTGCAAGTTTTGATGGAGTTGATGATGTAATAACAAGAAATGCAATTAATGTTGATTATAAATCAATATCATTATGGGTAAGACCATCTAATACATTTACCCCATCATCATCAGCTAAACCACTATTAGGTTTTGGTAATTGGTCGTATAACAACACTACTTTTGGTTCTGCTACAAGTAGTTTTACAGGTGAACTAATTACATTGACAGATAATGATGGTTCTACTAAACAAACAGCTTGGATTCCAACAGGTGGTGAGACAATACCAAATGATTCTTGGACACATTTAGCATTTGTATGGGATGGTTCAAAATATATTATATACTACAATGGGCAACCTCAAACTGTTAATGCAAATTCAGCGGGACATTACCCACTTTCAACAAACAAAAATATAAGAATTGCTACAGGGGGAACAAGTAGTACAGGTTTTTTTGATGGGGATATAGCTAATATAGCTTTTTGGAGTGAATCGCTTACAGATGCTCAAGTGTTAAGCATTTATAATGCAGGGCAGAATGGCAACATAGCATCAATACAATCTTCTGATTTAGAATTGTACTATACTTTTAATCCACATGCATCAACCGATGCAGATACTAATTCAAGCGTACAAGATAGAAGTGGTAATAATAGAGATTCTACTTCTGTAAGTGGAGCGGTAATTGATAAAGATGGCACAGTACAAGGCTCACCAGATTCTATAACGATTAGAGAAGGACTTAACTCAAACAGAGATGGACTTGGGTTTTACTTTAAAAATCCAAGTAGCAATGTGTTAAGGTTAAATGGTGTTGATGAACAAATTATTGTACCAGATACTGATTTTAATTTTAGTGGTCAAATGACATTTGAGTGTTGGGCAAAAAATAATAGTGATAATAATACTGTTAATGAATTTCTTATATCACAATGGAATTATAGCAATAATCAAAGAGCATTTAGAGCATTTATTCATTCAAATGGAGCATTGTATTGCACAATAAGTGATACAGGTAGTGGTAGTAACACGAGTCAAGTTAATACTACTAATGCTATTTCTAATTTAGATAATTGGCATCACTATGCTTTTACATTTAGCTCTGGAACATTTGTAATATATATTGACGGAGTAGCAGTAACAATAAGCACAGGAAGTGTAGTTGCAAGTATAACATCAATACATAACTCAACAGCAGATATACAAATTGGCTCTCAATACCCTCCTAATGCAACAGGTGGCGAATGGAACGGACTTATTGATGAAGTAAAAATTTATAATCGTGCATTATCATTAGCTGAAATTCAGAAAAACTATAAACACCAAAAAGGTAAACACAAAAATGACTAATACATATTTGATATTAACAAAAGCAAAGTGGGAAGGTAAACTGCCAAGTAAACTAAAAACTGCGGATAGATTGTCTTGGAATGAGTACACTTATAAAGATGTTGAAAAGACAGGTAAAAGAATGGTAGACAAATACGATTACTACCCATCAGAAGATAATACAAAGGCTGAAATAAAAGCGTATATGGATGATTGTAGCGTAGATTATTCTTCAAGCGATACTAAAGCCGAGTTACTTGAAAAACTTAACGCAGAGCCTCATTCTGTACCACAAGTAGAAGAAGAGTACACATACACAGAGCAAGAGGTAGATACCACTACATTACAAGATCCAACATGGGAAGAATGTGCATTTAAGTATGGAAAGTTAGGCGCACCAAGATGGAATAGTGATAACTCAAAAGTATGCGTCAAGTATGAATTACCTATAGCAGATGGTACACACGCTGAAGTTATAGCAGTTAGTGGTATTACTGCGTTATCACATAGTGAAGCTATAGAAGAAATGAAAAAGGATGAATGGGCATGATAAAAAAATGTGCTTGTATTTTCTTTTGTACTTGCAGTAATAAAGGAAATAGTCTTGCTGAGTTTACAGTTACCATGGCTATCATGGCTACTTTGGCTACTACTGCCGCTCCTGCTTTTAGTCGTATCTCTGAAGGAGCTAAAGCAAAACAAACAAAAGCAAACTTAGAAAAAATTACTAAAGCATCACAGATGTGGTATAATCAACAAGTAGAAATTTATGGCATGGGTAAGTTTCCTAGTCAAGCACATAGAACAAGTAGTATAGGGGATATAGAAGATTTTAATAATAACAGAAGAATAGAAGAAGATGAAATTTTAGATGCGCAGTTTGTACCTGTTTTTAATGACACAAGTTTTTTACATTTGTTTGACAATGATACAATTAAGTCACCTTATCAAAGTGGTCGTTATGAATATGCCATTATTGGTGGAAGTGGTACAGGGAATAGTATTATTAATCCAATATTTATTGTAGTTGATGTAGAAAAACCAGTAGATTTTTATAAGTATTATAAGCCATGAGTTCAGACGATATACACGATTATATAAAAATATTATTATTTTTAGCATTTGTGTTTGGCATTATGATTTTTGTATCATGTGATTCTGGTTGGTCTATTGTTGGATATGAAGTATGAGCAATGATAAAACGTACAGGTCATATGGAGTCACTAAACTTGACGATAATTACAGGATTTCTCTTAACATCAAGTGGCTTGGGCAAATCATTGTGGGAGTTACTTTCATTGTGTTGGGCTACATACGTATTGAAAATCGCATTGGAGAACTTGAACGAAGAATGGAACTTGCTAATACTGACATTGCAAACCTTGTAGAAAAACACATAGAAGAAGAAGAAGTAAAAATAACTAAAATGCAGGAGCAATTAAAGTGGTACGAAGAAGAATTAAATTTAAACCCTTTATCTTGGGGCAAAAAAAAGAGGAAAAGAAAGTAATATTAACAGAAGATGATTTCAATCATAATTATTTTATTAATCGAGAGTTGCGGAGAAAAAGATAGTGGATTTTTTAGCAATATATTCAGAAGCAGGAATGATAGGCGTTGTGGGGGCAATGTTTGTGTTTATGGTGTATTCGATGAACAAAAGGGGCAATGAACAGGCTGAAGCATTGCAAGATTTAAAAATTGAGAATAAAGGACAAAGCGAGACACTTGAGAATATGGAAGGAATGGTTATTAAACTTATTAATCGTTGGAACCAATCTGATGACAAACTTGATAGGAAATTTGATGACCTTAATAGGGAAATCAATGACCTTGATAATCAAGTATCTGAAATAAAAGGTAGTTTATCTAGAGTAAATGGAAAAAACTAGGAAATAATATGGCAAAGAAAAAAGATCCTAAATTAAAAAGAGCTGGTGTTAGTGGTTATAATAAACCTAAGCGAACTCCAAGTCACCCTAAAAAGTCTCATGTAGTTGTAGCTAAAGTAGGAAATACTACTAAGTTAATACGTTTTGGACAGCAAGGTGTAAGGGGAGCTGGTAAGAATCCTAAATCAGCTAAAGATAAAGCAAGACGTAAATCGTATTATGCTAGACATAATGCACAAGATGCTAAACCAAGCAAGTTAAGTGCTAGGTATTGGTCTCATAAGGTAAAATGGTAATATTATGGCTAAAAAAGTAAGTTGGATGTGGGGTGGCAAACGTTACTCTGGTACATTAATTAGAGAAACTAAAACACATAAGTTTGCTAGAACGCATAACGGTAAAATAAAAAAAATAGTTAAAAAGAAAAAATAATGGATAGTTTAAAAGTAGCATCAGCAAGCATATTTAATTATGGTCTGTCTTTAGCACATGCAAGTTTATTTTTGCAATGTGTTGTTGCAATTATGACTATAATTTATTTAGGTTACAAAATAAACATAATAAGGAAAGTAAAATGAGTAAAGCAATATTAGCAGGAATTATAGATAAAGCTAAAGACCATATTGTAGATGAATATGCAGATGGTATGATAGAACATATACAGTCTGATGGATTTAAAGAAGTTTTAGCATCTAAGATTAACAAAAAAATAGACATACCTTTTGTATCAGAAGACAAAGAACAAATTTTTTTTGAAAAGTGTGTTGATTTAGTTACTGATTTAATTGAAGGAATAGTAAAAAAATAATGCCAAAGTTTGGTAGTAGGTCAAGAAAAAGACTAAAAGGAGTAGACTCTAAGTTAATAGAAGTGTTAGAAGAAGTATGTAAATACTTTGATATAACTGTAATAGAAGGTCTAAGAAGTCAGGAAAGACAAAATGAATTGGTTGCACAAGGCAAAAGTAAAACTAAATTTGGTAAGCATGTCGCTGGGAAAGCTGTGGACATTGCTCCTTATCCAATTGATTGGGATGCTAGGGATGATTTTCATTACCTTGGTGGTTTTGTTTTGGGAATAGCAGCTAAAATGGGGGTAAACATCCGTTGGGGAGGCGACTGGAGTGATTCAAGTTTAAGTCAAAGTAGAAGAACTACTAAAGACAATAACTTTGATGATTTAGTTCACTTTGAGTTAAAAGAATAACATGGGAGTTTACTGTGAAAATAAAAGACAGAGTTGTTATCTTTCCAGATATACACTTTCCAAATCACGATAAAAAGGCATTTGCATGTGCATTAAATGTAATAAAAGAAGTAAAACCTACAGCATTTTTGTTATTAGGAGATGCAATTGATGGTGAATCAGTTAGTCATTGGCAATGGTCTAAAAAGAAAAGACCACCTGTTGAGTATCAATTACCTGCAATAGATAAGGAAATAGAATATGGCAACAAAGGACTTGATGAAATTGATGAAGTTTTACAACTGGTACAATGCAAGAAGAAGATCTTTGCACAAGGTAACCACGAAATCTGGTTTGATAACTTCGTTGAAGAAAACCCATACTTAGATAAATACGAAAGTAGAAAAGCATTTAAATTTGATGAGCGTGGATATGAGTGGCACAAATATGGAAAAGTATTTAAAGTACTTGGTAGCAAATTGTACGCTTATCATGGGGGACATTATATGGGAGTGTCACACGCAAGGACTCATGCCTTGCAATTGGGATGCAACATTATCTATGGACATACCCATGATTGTCAAAAAGCCACAATTCAACACATTAGTGGAAGCCACATGGCTCATTCAATGGGATGCTTAACTGATATGACTAAAAGTTATTTAAAAGGAAGACCAACTAATTGGAGTCATAATGTAGGTGTATGTGATATTTTGTCTAATGGTAATTTTAATTTAGTAGTTTTAACAATTAATAATGGCTACACAACATATAATGGAAAAATAATAAGTGCCTAAAGAATTATTTGAAATAAATCAATTTGAGTCTGGAGTTATTTACAATGCAGATGATAGAGATATCCCAGACAATGCTGCAGTTTATAGTGAAAACATAGACCCATATGGACAGTCTGGTTCATTAATGGCAATACACGAAGATGCTAGTCCTATACTTGCAGGAGTAGATGCTAGAAGAATGGCAATAATAAATGACAATGACACACATAGATTAATTTATGTTGATGATTCTGATGGAGATATAAAATCTATTGAAGATTTATATGATGGTAGTCCAAGTATAAATACACTAGAAACAGGAAGTTTTGTTAGTTCTGGTGATATACCAGCAATGCAAAATAATAATAAAGAAGTTCATATAGGTTTAGGTAAATCACAAAATGCAAAATGGGTAGGTATAATATCACATGGACAATTTGGAGCTAATGCTCCTAGTGGTTCACAAGTAGAAAATGCAAAATTATCTTCTCCTAGTTCATTTCCTGCAATGCATACTATAGTAAATAATAGTACAAATACAAATGTATATGGAATAAAACAAAATGGTAATTATGTATATAAATTTGATGTTGAATTAGGAAAATTAATAAAACGTTCAGATTATTATTTTACTAAAACAAAAGCTATGTGTTTAGCTAGTGATGGCAATCTTTGGGTAATAGATGAAGTAAGTAGCAATCTTTTTGTGTTAAAAATTGATACTGATAATATGGATGTAGTAACTAGCAGACCTTTAAATAATTTTACTAATGATACTAATATAACAGATATAATGCAATGTGGAAATACATTATGGTTAGCAGCAGGAAATATTCTTACAACATCAAGTTATTTATTTAATGTTTCTGTTTCTAATTTATCAACAGGTTCTACTGGAATAACAGTTGATGATAGAACTCCATATAAAGGAGCAGATGCTACAAGTGTTAGTCCTAATATAGGAGATTGGGGTGTAAGTACTAATGACAATACTACAATAGCTCCTGACTTTAGCATACCTAAATTACCTTTAATAAGAGTTACAGGTAGTAATAGTTATGTTGGTATAACAGTAAGACCAATACCTGATGGTGGATTTGTTAGATGGCATTATGGTAGTTTAACAAATTTTATAGGTTATAATGGTTCTATAGATAACAATGCAAATGTAAAAGGACAAATAAGATATTTTTTACAAGTTGTTAAAGATAATATAACAGCTAATGATAAGTTAAATAATATAAGCACTAAAGGATTAGTGTATGCATATAGTTCTGATTTTAATCAAACTTATGATAATGTTTATTTAACAAAACAAGATACTAATACTAGTTATTTAAATTGGGTAGAAAAAGGTAGTACAGTATTAAATTCTAATTTATATAGACTTACTAAAGTTGCTTACAATCATACTCAAACTTCTATAATAGGAGGGTCAAGAAATAGTATATCAACTAATTTAGATTTAAATGATGCTATATTAGATGAAACTAGTGCAACTTATAATGTTTTTTCTGGAACAGGTTCACAAAGGTGGGCAGCAGGTTTATCTGGTTCTTTAACTGCAAAATCTGAAAGTGAAGTTGAATTAACTATATCAAATAATGCTAATGCAACTGGAAGTATTAATCCTAATCACGATCAATTTTATTGTACTTCTTTTCTTTATGATGGTTATCAAGAATCACCTTTATCTTCTTGGCAACATATAGATAATAGTAGTATTTCACAAGATTCATTAAATGTTAAAATAGATATATTTCCTAAAAATTTAAGTAAAAGAGTAACCCATGTAAATGTTTATCGTTCTAGTGCTAATGATTCTAGTTCTACACAACCTACATCATTTTTTAGATTAGTTAAATCTATATCATTAAAATCAGGTTGGCTTGAAACTGATTCTAATACATCTAATCCTGATTATGGTAAATATTATTCTAAAACTATAATAGACTCTGGTATTTCTGGGGCATCTTATGAATCTCGTACAGGTATATCTGAAGCTTTACTTACTACTATACCTAAATATGGATTAAGTGCAAAAATAAATAATTTTTTATATATCACTAATTGTTCTCATCCAGATATAGATGATGCAACTAATTATTTATTTAAATCTAGACCATTTAATTTTGACCAATTTAATTGGATAAGAGATAGTTTAAAATTACCTAATAAGCCTACTGCTATTGCAGGGTTTAATGGTCGTTTATATGTATTTTCTGAAAATGAAAGTTATATTGTTAATCCAGATGGTATGTATATAGAAGATACTTTAACTGGCATTGGATGCAAAAATCAAAATACTGTTGTAGTTTCTGATATAGGTATGACTTGGCTAGATAAAAATTCTATTTATTATCACAATGGTCAACAATATCAAGACATTGGTGTAGCAATAAAAGATGTTGAGCAACCAGATGTAGTTAGTTTTGATATTAATAACAGAAGTGCATTAAAAAATTTATTAAAATTTAGTAATACAAATTATGCTAATGATATAGTAGTTACATATGATGGTTATAGAAAATCTTTTTATTATTGTTTTACAGTTATAAATACTGGATATGGTGGTGGTACAGAATATAGACAATATTTTTGGGTATATACAGTTCCTAAACAAAGATGGGATTTTTGGAAAAGAAGTAATCCTTCAACATATGGATTAACAAATCATGGAATATTAGGAGCTGTAATTGGAAAAAATAATGAAATATTAATGTCTGATACACAACAAGGATTAATTCAAACATTTGATCCTCACAATACAACAAGAAGAAACAATTGGGTATGGTATAGTAAAAAATTTACAATGGGAAATTCTACTGCAGATAAAATATTTTATAAAAGTGAAGTATTATCTGAAAATAGTACTCCTACAATAAATGTAAATACAGCAGAAAATAGTACTTCTTATAGTTCACATACTGTTCAAAGAAAAGCTAGGCATTTTCAAATAAAATTATTAGTAGCTAGTGATTCTACAGCTATAACAGATGCATTTCGTATTGTATTTAGAAGACTACGTACAACAAAATCAATGACATGATAAGTAAAAAAAGACCACAAAGAATTAACAATAATAATATGCAAAGAGTCATAGATAAAATCTATGATGATTTAAATGAATTAATAAATGCTGTTAATAGTAGAGACACTATAGCACCAGCAAGTGAGTCACTAGGTAAGGAAGGTGACATTAGAGTTGTTAGGTCAGAAGATGGAACAACATATAAAATACAAGGACGTACTAGTGAAGGCTGGGCTAGTGCATCTTTAAATTTAAATGAGGAGTAAATTATGCCACCAAGATTAACTAGTGGACAAATATTAATGGGATATGATGAAAACAATCTTCCACCACAAGAAATAGGAACTTTAACACCTAATACAGGATTACCTATAGGTTATCAAGGAGGTGTTTTAGGTCAATATAATAGAGGAGTTAATTTTTTAAATCCACAAGCAGGTGCATTAGCTAATAATGTGTTATCAGGTGCTATGCAAAATGTAGCTATGCCTAATATGGGAAGTCCTTCTACATCAAATATAATGGGTTCATTAGGTAAATTAGGTGGTGTTCTTGGTAAAGGTATAGGAATGCTTGGAGGAGTAGCACCTGTAGCTGCAGGTTTGTTTGGTTTAATGGGTTTAGGAGCAAGCAGAAGAAATAGACCAAAAGATATAAATGTAGATTTTGATTTTGGATTAACAGAATCTGATTATAATGTTAATCAAAATTTACAAAGTAGTATGAATGATTTATCTGGATTAGGTGGGCAGTTTGCTCAACAATCTCAAGCAATGCTTAATCCTAATTCAACATATAATCAAAGACAATTTGATATATTAAGAAGAAATATAGGTGACCAATCAGCACAAAGTATAAATGCAATGAATGCTGCTATGGCTTCTAGAGGAATGATGGGTATAGGCGGAGCATATGATGCTATAGCTAATAGACAAGCTGGTGACCAATTTGCACAAGGACAACAAGGTATTATTAATCAAGGTACTCAACTTGCTAGTGCAATGGGTAACTTAGCTATGGGAGCTTATGGTCAAGCTGGACAACTTGGAGCTGGTGTTGATGCAAGAGCATTACAAAATGAACAATTTAATACTCAAAATATGAATACTTATAATCAACAAAGAACAATGGCTGAATATAATCAAGCTGTGCAAAATCAAAATGCACAAGCTGCGTATCGAAATAGTCAATCTAATAATTTATTTAATTTAGCTGGTAGTTTTTTAGGATTAGGGAGATAATATGATTGTACCAAACATGCAAACAAGGTTTACTGGATATAATGCTAGAGGAACAGAGAATCTTTTAAATGCAGTAATGCAAAAAAGACAACAAGATATAACTGTTGATATGGCTAACGCTGCTAATCAATTAAGAAGAGAAGGATTTCAATTACAAAGAGATCTTGCTAAAGATAGAAATGATTTAACTTCACAAGGATTAGCACAAGCTAAAGAAATGAATGATGCTCAAATAAAAGATTTAAATAGCAGAATGAATCAAAGACTTGCAGACCAAGATTATAGAGATAGAGTATTTGCTTTATCTAATCAACTAAGACAAGATGAAGTTAAATATAAAAGAGGTTTAGCAGTAGAAGGAATAAATAGAGCTATTTCTGAAGAATCTGAAGCTGATAGGCAAAGAAATAAAACAAAGTATATTGAAAACATGAAGAAAAATCCTTTTAATACTAAAAGTGAAGTTGACTTAGGTAAAATGTTTGATGAGCTTGCTCCAAAGCAACCATATCAACCAGATATGTCAAGGTTAATAGGTAGTAGTAGTGATGTAGCACCTGCTGATATGAATCAAATATTGCAGTTTGTTCCACAACAACAACAACTACAAACTAATTTTTTAAATATGCTGATGTTAAATCAGTTAGGTAATTTAGGAGGTAATCCGTAATGAATCCAATGCAAATAATAAGTCTTATAGACGAATATAATAGTGACCCAAGAAAGTTTACTGATGCTGAATCAGAAGTAGTAGCTGAACTTGCTAAAGCTATGAATAGAAGTTTTAAAAGAGAAAATAAACCAATCAGAAAAGCTATATTTGAATTAGGAGATATGGCTACTTTTGGATTACTTCCAGATAGTTATAGACCTGTAGCTAGAGGCGAAAAAGCTTTTGGTGAAACAGATTTAGATTCTATAGCTTCTACTATTGGTATGGTAGGTGGATTAGGAGCAGGACTATTAGGAGCAGGTAAAGCTGTATCATTTGGTGCTGGAGCATTAAAAGGTAGAGCTAGTGATGCATTAAAAGCTGTAAGAAATAGAATGAGTGGAGCCAGAACAGCAGAAGATAGTGCAAGGTCTATTGGAAGTAGAATATCAGAAAGTGGGTTTGCACAAGGTGCAAGTCAAATGGCTGGTTCATTAGGCAGAGGTGCTGCTGGATTAGGAATAGGCATAGGTAGAGCTGGTGCTAACTATGCAAGGATGGGTAGATTTAAAGCAGCATCTAATTTATCTAAAAATTTAAACATACCAATGGATGTTGCAGAAAAATATTTAAATTATAGTGCTGTAGGTGGTAGTAGTTTATTAGGATTAAATTATTTATTAGGAGATTAATTGGCTAATCCATACGAAGGCTATAAAGTAAAGAGCCTTATAAATACATACAGAGCTAATCCTGATATGTTTAATGACGACCAACTAGATGAGTTGGAAGCATTAGCAGAACAAAATGAAATAAACTTTAAAAGACTAGAAGGTAATTTTAGTTTAAGAAGAGGTTTCCAACAAGCACAAGCAGGATTCTTAGAAGGTCTAACTACATTTGACCTAATACCTAAAGAACCTCGTACAACAGGCGAAGCAATATTTAGACAACTTGGACATCTTGCAGGTTTTGCTCCTGCTATTATGAGAGCGCCATTGTCTGTTTTTAGTAGATTTAGAGGCACAGGAATGTATCAAGCATTAGAAGCTGGTATTAAAACACTAGATGATATTGCTGTTCCAATGAAATTTTCTAGAGGTACAAAAGCTACTTTTGATAAAGTTTTAGAAAAAACTGGTGCTGAGACTATAGATTTTTTACGAAAAGGTGCTGCTACTAGACAAATAACTGAAGAAGCATTAGGTCTTGGTGTAGCTAGTGCTGTTAGTTCTGTATGGAAAGGTTCTGATATAATGGCTGATGCATTTGTAGGTGGAGCTATAGCAGGTGGTGCATTTGGTGGTATAGGTAATTTTGTATCTGTAGGTAAAATGTATAAAGGTAGTCCAGAACAAATACAAAAAGCTAATGCTAGATTAAGAGCTGGAGTAGCTAGTTTGTTTATGGGATTACCTGCTACTATGAGAAATGACCCTATAGAAATGCAAATCTATGAATATTTATTAGGTGGATTCTTTGGTTATAATACCAGACCTGCTTACAAACAAGCTGCTGGTGAATGGATGATAGGTAAGAAAGGTGAAAGACTGGGTAGAAATATGCAAGATATATTAGACCCAGAGCATGCTAAAGATTGGAATACTATAACTAAACGAACACAAGATTTTATTTTATATGAACATCCTATGGGTGAGTCATTTACTTTTCCTAATTCTGAAAAGTTAAAAGGTGCTACTGGTGCTTCGTTAGGTTATTTAGAAAAAAACTTTCCAGAAACAAGGTGGAGACAACTAGCAGAAACTTATATTAAAAATTCTGGTAGAGAAGTTAATGATGCTAACATACAAGCATTTTACAGATTAAGAGCTGCAGATGCAATGGCTGTATTGCAAGGTAGATTAAGAGATGCTGAAAGTACTTCTGCTCAATTATATGCTGACCAACAAAGTGACTTTATGGATCCTGTTACTAGAGAAATAGAATATTTAAAAAGTACAGATAAAGAAGTATATAAAGAAGTTGATAAAAAACAATTTAGAACAGAACAAGATTTTGTATCAGCTAGAGAACAAGCTACTGCTGAAAGTTTATCAGCAGAAGGTGGTAGAAATGTAGAAGTATTTATAACTAATCTTAAAAAATTAATAGGTAATGATTTAACTACTAAGCATGAAGCTAGGTATAGAAGAAAGTGGCATACTGAAACAGAGCCTACACAAGAAGTATTTTATTTTAAAGATAAAGCTTTTGGTGATATAGAAGTAAAAAGTACAAAAGATAAAACATTTGGTACAACTAGTTTAGGTGAAAGATATGTTACACTACCTATAAATTATTTAGGTTTTGGTGGCTTTTCGTTTATGACACATGGTGTTACTAAAAATGGTCAAGTTTATAAAATATTAGATTTTGCACCACAAGGTGAAAACGTAATATTTAAAGTAGATAGTAATAAACTTCGTAAGATAGAAAATAGATTAGAAGAACAAGGCAAGTATATATATAGTGGTGTAAAAGATAAAACTTTTATGTTAATTGCTGATTATGTAAACACTTTAGGTAATGTGCAAATAACAAAAGAAATGATATTTGACGCTATGTCTAAAGGTGACCCTGTTGTTAGAAGTGCTATAGAAAAAACTTTTGAAACTGGACTTGCATCAGATAAAAGTATTTTTGGTACAAATAGATTATATGAACGTAAATGGATTAGCAATGTGCTGCATCACGCTGCAATGAATGGATTAGTTAATAAAAACTCTCCTAGCTTACAAGGTTTAGGTTTATTATTAAATAAAGGTTATGGTAAGTCTGTTGCAGATTTAAATAAAAGATTAACTCTTATAACAAATAGAATGACACCATTAAATGCTGCTAGTTTTACAGAAACTATTCCTAATGGTAAGATAAGAGGAATGATAATTAAAGATATAGAAACTACAGGAAATAGTGATACTGATGGTGGATTAATTATTGCTCATAAATTTTTTGACAATGTAGTTAAGTATATGGGTCAAGATAGTATGGTAGGTCATATTAAACCAGTTGTAGCTGGTAATACTGGATTAGGTGCATTGTTTACTAAATCAAATGGACAAAGAGCTACAGGTCGTTGGAATAATTTTATGAAAGAAAATGGCTTAGATTTTATTGTGTTTGATAGTGGAGCTAAGTTAAGAGGTAATTTAGAAATAAACACAGAGTTTACTTATAATCCTAAGTCCAATACTTTTTCTATTAAAAATCCTAAAACATTTGAAGTACCTATTGAACATATGCAAGTTAGTACAGGTACATTTGAAGACCCATTTAAATCTATTAAAGGTGATGAAATTGCAAGACAATTTTATTTACATGCATCTAGTAATCAATTTCCAGATTTTGCTGAACAATATTTTAAAGAAATATTAGAACCTAGTTTACAAGGTACAGAAAGAGGAAGATCTTTTGCAGAAAAAGTAAATGAAATAAGAGCTAAAAATGAAAAATTATCTGATAAACAATTAAAAGAATTAGATAAAATAATAGAAGATGCAGACCTTTCTTTAAATGAATTACCACTAGATTTTATAAAAGATACATTACTTAAGTTTCCTGACAGCAGAGTTGCAGGTAAAGTAATGGACAAGATAATGAAATTAGAAGGAGAAGGTAAATTAGATATTGATTTTGAATTTGATACTAACTCTGATTTTAGACAGTTTCATGCATCTAATAAGATATTAGCACAGGCTATGGCTGGTACATATGCAGTACGTAATACTGTGTTTAAAGAAAATTATCATAATGCTTTAAAGAAATTTTTAGTACGAAGATTTGCTAATCCATATATCTATACAGGTGGTAAGTCTTGGTTAAAAGCATTTACACCTGACCAGCTATTTACATACAAAGGTGAAAGTATAATAATAGACCCAGAGTATGTACAAAAAGGGATTAAAGAATTAAGAGAGGGCGATGTGTATTTAGACAACATGTTTAAAAAAATGCCTATAGAAACTAAATACATACCAGAAAAAGAATTAGAAGCTATATACCAAAGGAAATTAAAAAATGCACAAAAAACTGATAGCAAAGCTACTATGGAAACTATCAACAAACGAGTCAATTTGGGCGAAGCTTGGGAGCAATATACTGGGAATAAATCCAGAAGTAACATTAAAGAATGGGACAAGACATTTATGCTCCTCGCTATTCGCATTCCTGCTGATAGTGTCTCTGGTACAAGGCAGTTACGCTTTAGGGGTTTTACAGGGCAGAGAGGTTCTGGTTCGTTCACACACCATAAGGATAATAAATACCTTGGAGGTGCAGATAAAGACTCAGACAGTATCAAACTCTATCAAGGAATCAGTAATGATTTAAGAAAAAAGTTTGTTGAAGTAAAAGATGAAAGAGCAGCATGGGAAAATAAAGATGGCACACCTAGTGATTATGCCAAAGAAATAGATAGAATATTTTCTAATGCAGATTTAGATGCTACAGAAGTACAAAGATTTAAAGGTTATAATAAAAAAGAAGGTGATAAAGGTTACAATAAATTAGAAGATATAGAATATCAAATGTTTATGTACAATCCTGCTTATAGATTAAGAGCATCACAAATGGCTTATTCTGCAAAGCAAGGTATGGGTACTAGTTTAAATGCAAAGATAGCTATGCAGAACTTTGCAGATTATATACTTAAAAATAATAATAGTGTTGATTTTACATTTGAAGATGGTGGGCAAACTTTTGTTGCTAACATAAAAGTTAAAAAAGGTAGTGTCATGGGAGTTGACAGAATGCAATTTTTTAGGGATCTCGGTACAGCAGTTGTAAACAAGTCAGCAGATGCTAGTACAGACCCTACAATAAAGCCTTCTGTTGCACACACTAGAGTATTGTTTGATGCTTTATTTGATATGAAAGTATATAAAGCAAATGAGAAAACAGGTGAGCTTGATTTAGTAAAACGTAATGGTTCAGATATTAAATTGCCAAAAGATTATTTTGGATATAATCAATTAAAAAGTAAAGCTATTAATACACCATTTTCTACAATACTAGATGCATTAAGAGTAGTAAAGCCACAATCTAGTGTAAGACAAATTTCATGGAGTATATTAAAAGATAGAGCATGGGAAACAACTAAGAGCGGACAAGTTATATTAAAACTAGAACCTAAAGAAATTGCTAAGTTAGACATTGATGTAGGTGAAAGAGTACTAACTACAGAAAATGATATAACATATTCTATAACTAGAAAGCCAAATAGTGATGGTAAAGCTATACTTAATAAAAGCAGATTTGGCACAGGTCAAGCTTTAGATATATTTGATTTAGGTAGATTATTAACTAGAACAAATGTAAATGTTAAGAAACATGAATTAACTGGTATGATTCCTGCATTAATAAAACGTATGGAAAATGCAGGGTTAAATATAGAATCTTTTAGTTTTCCTATTATTACTAGAGCTTATTCAAGATTAATGGAAAGTTTACCTGTGCAGCAACAGGCAGCAAACAATTTAAGATTAATAGGTGGTAAAGAATTAACTAAGTTTATAGAAACACATTTAGGGATATTAGCTAAAGAATTTAATTTTGATATGAATCCTAGAGGCAAACTAGACCCTAGAATATCTCAATATAGTTTTGCATTTGATAATATAGGTAGAGGGTTAGCACATTTTTCTACAATAGAATTATTACATAAAAACTTTTTAGATTTACATAAAGCAATAGATTCTGCAGGTGTTAAAGGTAATGCAATAAAAGAGTTAATACCTAGATTAATAGAACGTAATAAAAAGATAAAAGAAGAATTACAAGCTACTGTACGTTTAGATAAAGATGGTGTATTAGAAAATTTAGAAAGACAAATACAAAAAACATCACAAGAGCTTTTAGATTTAGCGGTAGATAATAATTTTACACCAGAACCTCTAATGAAATATTGGCATACATTATTATTAAGTCCTATTACATCTAAAAAGACTCAAGGATTTTTTGGACATAACCAATTATATAAAGATATACATAGTGCTAGAAGTATTCCATTTGAAACTAAAAAAGAATTTTATGGTAAAATGGAAGAAGTATTTAATAGAGGTGTTGAGCAAGAGTCTCCACAACTTGAAGCTAAAGCTAAAAGTATATCGACATTAAAAGAATTAGCAATGAAAACAACTGAAGAGTTGTTAAATGAAAATGCACCTCCTAAATCTAAACCTAAAAAAGTAGACTCTAATAAATTTGATTTGTTTAATCCACCAAAAACAGAAATGATTTTAATGGATAAATCACCTAAAGAAACTTTAACTGAATTAACTACATCTAAAGCTATGGAAGGTTTAGCTATTAACGAAGCACAATTAAAAGAAGTGCAGCAGTTTAGAAAAAATCTTAACAGACATAGAGTAATTAAAGAAAACTTTGAGCAATGGTTTGAATATTTTACAGGTATATTATCTGGTGGCAATAAATACAGAGAAGCTAGTACTATGACAATGCAAGATATTGTTGCTATTAATAGATACTTTAAAGGCATTCAAGACCCTAATAGATTAAAGTTTGATTTAAGTTATTGGTATAGAGATCCTCGTTTTGCAGATGAAAAGATGGCTACTAAAGGTCTTATTAATAAATACTTTCAATATTTTGCTCCTGTTAAAACAGCTGGTAGTACTGAGCCTGTAAGAAAACCTATATTCTTTTTTACAAGTCCTATAGGAGAAATAGCTAGGTATCATGGAGCTAATGAAAGAAGTATTAGCAAAGATATAGTATACTATGAGAATAAATATTATAAGAATATTGAAAAAGAATTAAATAAATATGGTACAGAAGAGAGAACAAAGCTTGTTGAAGAGTTGTTTGATTTTAGAGAAAAAGGGATTGTTCCTAGTGACCCAAAAAAATTAGCACAGATAGAAGCTCTTAATAAACCTGTTACAGAATTTTTTAAAGGTATGCATGATTTAATTTATACAAAAGATTCTAAAGGTATTAAGGCAACTGATGCAGATGGTACTTGGGTAATGGATAAAGATTTCCAGTCATGGTATAGGTCTACTGGTGGAGTATTAAATAAATATATGAGATGGAATGCAGATGGTAAAATGGATTTACAACATTTTAGAAGAACTGTAATTGATAACAACAATATAAATAAACCAGAAGTAATTAGAACTGTAGGTATAGATGGTATTAAACGTTATCAGCGTGAATTAAAAATGGAAGAAGCTATATTAAATGAAATAGAATTTAGTAAGACCATGCTTGGTACAAGATTAGAGAAAGAAGCTTTTAGACAAAAAGATAGTTTTGTATATAGAGACAAGATGCATCAATTTATGAAAGGCATAGGACAGCGTGATGTTACTAGCTATATGCCTCACATGAACTTTGGTGCTACTAAAAAATCTGCAAGAGAGATTGTTACTTTTATAGAAAATAAAGCTAATGATATATATGGTGATACTTACTCAAAGGCTATAGCTAAAGGATTAACTCCAGAGATGGCAGCTCAAAGAGCTGATAGAGCATTCTTAGAGTATAATAGACAGCAAGAAAATAAACTTGCAGGTGCTGAAGAGTTTTTTGCTTATGGTGAATTAATAGAACCTAGTAAGATAATGGAATCAGATTTAAATGTACAATTTACTAGTCAAGGTAGTCTTGTTGGTAATCTAAAGAATAGAGTCGTAGATATGCCAGGATTTGATAAGAGTCCTTTTATATTTAAATTGTATTTAGATAAACTTGTTGGCAGTTATTATAATAATGCTACTGCTATAAAAGGTCAGTATGAAATTAATAATATGGTTCATAGGCTAACTAGAAATCCTAGAACAAGATATAAAGTATCTAAAGCAGAACAAGAACAATTAAAAGGTTCTGATTATAAAAATCCTGTAGAAGTTTGGGCAGACTATGTAAAATTATATTTACAAAGTATATTAGGACATCAATCATATTTTTCAACAGAAATGGTAAGTCCTAAAAGTCCATTAAAATTAAAAGATAAAAGAAATTTGTTCTATTTAACTTCTGATGAAAATGTAATTAACATATTTGAAAAGTATTATCAAAATAAAGGTGTAAGCTCTCCTTTCTTTAAACATGCTCCTAAAAGTAAGGAAGCAAGAAAAGAGTATTTTAGTCGTAAATTACATGAATTAGGTAGAATGGAAGCACAATATCAATTAATGAGTTTGTTAGCAAACACAGGAACATGGGCAACTAATATATTTAGTGGTAGTGCTATGACTATTGGTAGTGCAGGTATTAGAAACTTTGCTGATAGTTACAGCAATAAAAAAATATATGACATGTTATTAACTGATGGTAAAGGCAATGAAGTTGTAAAACTTAATAATGGTAAAACTGCTAAGAATAGAAAAGAATTATTACAATACCTTGAAGAGCGAGGTGTTATTGATGCATTTATACAGAATGAGTTTGATGTTAATCCAAGACTTAGGTCAGGATTAAAGAAAGCTGGTGTTAATTTATCAACATTTAAACGAGAAATAACAACTGCAGCAAAAAGTAAAAATCCAAATTTAAGTGTTATGGAAGTTGTAAGAAAATACAACGTAATGGATACTATGGTTAAATATGGCTCGTTCTTTATGCAGAACTCTGAACGCATAAACAGATTAAATGCGTTTACTGCACATGCAATGCAAGCAGTAAAAAAGTTTGGAGCTGAAGGAAGAGAGTTATCTATAGAAGATCCTTTTGTTTTTGACATGGCAATGAGAGGTATAGAAAATACTCAATTCCTTTATCAAAATTCTGCAAGACCTGCATTCATGAGAACTGCTGTTGGTAAAGTATTATCTAGGTTTAAATTGTTTGTTTGGAATTCCGTAAGAACAAGAAAAGAATTTTATAGGCAAGCTAAGTTATATGGATTTAAAGAAGGTACACCAGAGTACGAAAGATTTAAAGATACATATATGATTGACTTGTTTATGTTCGCATTGGGTAGTGCATTTATGTTTAGTATTTTTGATACTGCATTAGCACCACCATTAGATACATTTCAATCTATAGCAGATAGTTTATATGGAGACAAGCGTGAAAGAGATATGGCATTCTGGGGTAGCAAGTTAGGAGCATTACAATTATTAAAGCCACCTGTTGCTAGAATACCTGATGCAGCAATAGAGCTGCTGACTGGTGACTGGGAAAAATTTAGTTCTTATACAGCATATACTATGTTTCCTTTTGGAAGAGGTGTAAGACAACTTGTTCAGTTTTCAGAAAGACCAGAAAGAGCTGGGGAAATATTTTTAAGATTACCTGTAAATCAAATGAAGTCTAGACTTGAAAGGGAAAGACGTAGAAGTAGACAAAAAAGTAGGATAGAAGAAACTTTAGGTGAGTAAATAGAAGCTACTATGGGGTCACTTAACGCCACTAGGGAGCGTTATATGGACAGATTATTAGTCTTGTCGATATAACACTCGCCTAGTGTTTTTTAGGGTGTTTAAGAGCGTTTTTTATTTATAACCCAATTAGCAAAATCTGCTAATATATACATAAAAAGTGCAAGCATATACATACTAATTACAAATACAAACGCAGACGTACTCAATAAAAATATATTTAGCACCCATTCCCATACTGATAAAATAATCATATTTTATTCCAACGTTCATTATCACGTTTATGTTGCCATTTAATATTACCTTCTAAAGCTAGTGTTGATACTACATATATGTCATGCATTGTTGAATCACCATAGTTAGTATGATGCGCACCATCTTCTCCTAAACAGGTTAAGAATCTGTTATCATTATCAAGTATAAACTTTTCAAATGCTGCAACATCTTCAAAAGTGTCATACCATTTCCAGTAGTCAGCTTGCATATAAAAGTATTCTACTGGGTCTTTACTACTGCCATCTGGGTTTTTATCCCAGAATCTATCTAACATACCTGTACCTATAGCATCCCATTCATCTATAATAGCTAATGCTTTATCTCTATCTTCTATTGGTACACCTGCACATATTTCTGACCTATAACCCATGATTGCCCTCCCTAGCTTTTTCTAATGCTAGTTCGTAAAACCATTCATCATTTTCATGTTGTAATGATTCACATTCCTCTGCTGTAAGTGTAATATGTTTATGACATACATTAGCTATATATGCATTTGATAAATCTGGATAATCATCCAATTTAGTACCTGCAATATGTATATTTGTTATATCTTTACTATCTATTTGTTTTTTAACATAATATGTTAATTTCATTTTATACCCTTTTTTATTTGTATTAAATAACATGCAAGATATATAGCATTGTCTAATGCTTCTTCTATTGATTCTTGCAAGAAATCTCTTTTATCGTTTAAAGGTATGTCACGCCCATACTTTTTTGCACCTTTATCAAGGCGTTCTTGTATGAGCGTAGCAACCTTTTTATTTATACTAGACAAATTGATTAGGCTTTCCTAATGCAATCCATATTAACTCAGGTGTAAGACGTTTTACATTACCTAATGTGCATCGAGCTGCCATTGTTCTTACTTTTCTTCTAAGTTCATCTTCAATAACTTCTAAAGCACCAGCACCTAGCTGCACTTTTTCGTTTTTAAAGATTTGTTTAATATCTTGTTTAGTCATAATACCTCCATTATTTTATTACACTTCTTACTGGATTGCCTTCAATAAGCCATTTCCAATTACCATTTTGACCTACAGATAAGTCTTCTATATCTATATCTGGGTCTTCTATTATATGTCTTAAGGGATCTTCTAAAATCCACTCTACCATTTTATCATCATCCTGCTCGTCAGGTGCAGTTACCCATGCATGAGCAGTTGCAGTAAAATAATATGTTTTCATAACACCTCCTATTTTTTGTTATGTATTATTCTATCTAAATGTTCTTTAGCAATTTTTTTAATTGTGCCGCTATCTGCGTTAGTTGTTAAAATTTTATCGTATCCCTCGATTGCTTTTGATAACATTTCTTCTAATTGTTTTTGTTCTTCATTTGACATGTAGGACATGTTTCAATCTCCTTTCCGTATGCAGGAAAGTCATTGTACCATATGAATTGTGTTTTAGAACTGTCAGGTTTACATACTGGTTCCCAGCAACGTTTACATTGTCTACAATGTTTTATTAATTTATCTGCCTTTTTATCTAATGCACAAGTCTTTCTACCAGTTCCATTGACTACTTTTTCTTTAGTAGTCCTTTCCAAATAGCTCTCTATTATGTGAGTCATTTATATATTCCTTTACACGATTATATTTTATTTTAAGTAATGGTACTGCATCTTTAACATGAGGACATGATGTAAAACTTTCCACATGGTTTAAGATACTAGTTATATCTTCTATTTCTGATTGGATATGTTTATTCATTTTATCTCCTTAGTTGTTGAGGTGGTACTTAGCGCCAACCAGCACCACCTCTTTCATTTATCAGCCTCTTACGATTAATAGTAATCCAAATCCACTATTGTTGATTAAATTCTATGTCAATAAGAGACATCTCTTCTACCCTGTTATTTTTTTTAACAGCAGTAAGAAGTCTTTGTAACGTATAGTTACCAATGGTTCTCCTCTATCTTCCTTTATAATTTGTCCATAGACATCATCACAAGGTTTATACAGGTCACCAATTTTTTTACGAGCTTTGACTTGAAACTTATATGGTTCTGACTTTGGTAAATCTATTACCATATCTACTTCTTCGTGCCAACCTAAAGATCTTCCATCTGAACCCCACGCTCTGCGTGATTCAAAACCAAAACCTTTTGCTAGATTGACACATTCTCGTTCTACTCTATTGCCTTTTTGTTTGGCAGCTCTACCTCCGCTCATATGGATTATCCTTATTTAATGCTTTTCTAATTATATGAGCAATAAGAACAGTAGTTCTGTGTGATTCATGTGATGTCATTTCATCAGAGTGTCCAATGAATATTTCTTTATATCCGTTGCCAACGAATACTTCTGTACCTCGTTTACGTTTAACTACGTTCCAATCTTCTTTAGCCATCATTCTTCTTCCTCTGCTGCTTTTATCATGTCATCATACTTAGGCATACCTAATAATTCAAATATATTATCTAGTATTTCTTGACCATCTCTAGACATTCTTTGCCTGTCTGTATGTTCTAAATCACCTAATAATGATATTAATTGCTGCATTTTAGTTGATTTTAAATTAGGATATATTTTCATAATAACCACCTTTTTCTTATGCAGAAACTCCAAAGTAATTCAAACTTTGTAATTCCTACGTTAAAATGTATATGTTCACTTTCTTTTTGTGAGGCATATCCTGCTCCAAACAAAAACAAATTAAACAATATTATTCTATTACTATGATAGGTATTGGTTCCGTCACTATCTACTCTTTTTGTAATTTTTACTATTGGTACACCTAATATAGTGTAATGTGTTGCATTTTTCATAGTACCCTTTATTTATTTATAAATAGGGAAAGCTGTTATACTTCCCCTATTTATTATTGTTTATGCATATTTAGAAAAACTAAATGTTTTCCAGTCAAATGCTGTGACTATTTCAAAGTCTGACTCGTCACGCGATGCAAGAGATTTAATCTTACGTTTTTTACTTTGTTTATTACCCATAAACGCTATTATTTTGTCTGACTTTTGTGCTACGTCACTAGCACCTTTTGCACTATATACATCAAGCTCTTCACCTTCTTTATGTCTGTAGCTTGCAGTTTTGGATAAATGATTAACTGCAAGTACAATAATGTCTTTCTCGACAGCAAGGTTCTTAAGAGCATTAATAATATATATCTGCTGTTGCAATGGTTCTTTTTTAGCAAACTTAGCTTGAACTACGTCTAGTGTATCTACTACAATAATTTTAACATCATGTTTATCTATCATTTCAGCATACTGACTTACATCAGGTGCTACACTAGCATCTATAATTTCTAGATGTGCAAGTTTATTTACAGCTTCTTCTATTACATTAGTATTACCAGCAATAAACATATCTTCTATTTGTTCTTTACTTTTACCTAATGCAATTTGATAAAAACGTCTAGCCATTAGTTTAGCTTGTACTTCTAAGGACAAGAACAAAGTTGGTATGTCAATGTTAGCAATAATATACTGCCAGAAAGCAGTTTTACCTAGTTTAGTATCACCTGTTAGTACAACAAGCTCACCACACTTAACTACATAGTCTTGTGTCATAAACGGAAATATATCCTTTATGTTAAATGACCTATTAGTAAAGTCTTCTGTGTAAGCTTCTAGTAATATTTGTGCCATTTGACTAGAGTTAACTGCTGCTACATTATCATCCAGATCTTTGTATTTATATAGAGTACATTTACTGTCACAATATCTTGAAAGTACTTCATCTCTACAACTATAATTGTATCCATCTTTAGTAGTTATACTGCGTAATACAGAACTAACTTCTTCGTTTGGCAATGGTTGTGTCAATGAATTGTTCCATGTTCTAGCCATACTCATAACTGCTTCTTTAGGAAAACCAAACTTGGTAATCCATAAACTAGCAAGACGTAACAAATGCTTATGTCTATGACCATGTACATATCCAGCATTATACATATGTTGTATACATGTAATATGTTTTGTTGGTTTGTATTTTACATTAGTAAAAATAGCTTTTGTTATCTTTTCATTTTTCTTACTAGGTATATGTGGAAGGAGATTAGGATAAAGCTCACTTACCTTATCAGGTAACTTACTATGTGCATACATTTTAGAATTGGTTTTAGCGAAGTCCAATACTTCAGAGTATGCCCATTGATTAGTAGTTACTGCTACCAAAGGCAAGGGAACTTTATACCTATTAGATTTTTTGTTAAGAGAATAACTAGCACGAATAAGTCTAGTATTGTCGTAGATATTATCTATGTATTTAGCAAAGTCTCTTTGCATTGTAGCTTTAACTTGTGCAGCAATATTGCTGCTTGGTTCAAAACCATAAATGTTTGGTAGATGTATATGAAAACCTCTACCAGAAAACCATACATTAATATGTTCTTCTTTTACACCTAGTTTTAGTATGTCAT